TAAACAATATCAACTGTTGTATTTGCCCATTCTGGTTTCTTTCTTCTTTCTCTGGAGTATTTTATAAAATCGTTGGTATGGGAAATGATTTTATAATCCCCAGTTCTTTTTCTTTTATAAGCTTCAATATCTTCAATATGATAAGTAACAAAATATTTTATTTCCTCTTTATAAGGACAGTCCAACCCGATTGCAAAGACATCAAATTCGGAACAAATCGTCTTGAACCGATTTAAATCGTCTTCCCAGCAGGGAGCACAGCCAACTATAAGAGCAACCTTATTCAATACTGATTACCTCACCATCACTAAATTTTCTTCTTGAAGCCGCCATCATTATCTGTTGAAATACATCAACTGAAGCCTTTGTCTGGTTTCTCATTTCCTCATTGGATTGCTGAACACCTAGCAGTCTCGGATAAATGTCTCCAAGCATAGTTAACATTCCTCTCTTGTTTACACAATCCTTTAGAACCTTTGCCGGTTCAGCTTTACCATCAACCGGAATGGGCGTCCAAACCGTTTCCATATAAAATGGACAACATTCAATATCCGGCGCAGAACCAAGAAACTCTTTTGTCAACTGATACAACCAGCATTTCTCCTTAATACACGTTTCTTCCATAACCGCTCCTTTTTAAGTTTTTAACTTTTGGTACAAATAATACCTACCTGTGCCAACGGTCTCCAAGTATTGGCTGTTGAAGAAGCACTGGTAGCCCCATTTCCACTATTTCCTGTACTGGCTGTCCCAGAAGACCCGGTTTCTCCTGTTCCTGAGTAACCTGCATTTTCTACATTTGAAGAACCGGTACTTCCTGAAAAAGTAGAAGCTCCTGTTTTCCCATGATTATGCGGCATACCACCACCCGTATAAGAAGTATACGAATTCGTATGTCCTGAACCTCCACCATACCCCATTGTTTTCCCTTCGTTACCACCAATATAAACATCATGTCTATGCGAAGGAATTTGATCTACTGTCAAAGTCCAATCACTCGTTTCGTGAGTATGCGATCCCCCAGTAAAAGAGTGAGTATGACTCAATATCGAATGCGTATGATAAGGTCCTGTATGTGTATGCGCAGGTCCTGTATGACTATGCAGAGGTCCTGTGTGCGTATGAGTAGGCTGTGACCACGTTCCTGCCTGCATACCACCATTTACATTATAAGCCGCCGACCCGCCTTTAACTGCAAGAATGGCATCGGCAGGAGTCGAATCAATCACCCATCCCATAGGAGCGGTATTCTGATAAAACCACATTTTAGTTCCTGCAGGAATAAATCTTGCGTCGTTACCTTGGCAAACTGTTCCTGCCGTTGTCCCAAAATCGGCTTTTGTCAAAATGTTTGACAGAGCGGTAATTAATGTTGATATGCTTGCATCTGAAATCGTATATCCTTTGTTGGATAATGATTCTCCAAGAGCAGACACCATTGTGGTGCATTGATAGAAAAGTTTATTTGCCAACTCGCTGGTAAATATTCCTGTTATCGCTCCTCCTGTCCTCATTACATCTAGAACATATGTCGCATCATCTTGTTGATTTACCGCTGCCGGATTCCATTGTAGAAAATTGTTTGACATCGCATCCTCCTTTATTTATACCCAGTGACCTTCATCAAATCCTGATACATAAGTGTCTCTCCTGTCAAATCCAAAGAATGGCAGATTTGCGGGTGAAATGGTTCCAACATAATAATTCATCCAAACCCCCTGCGGCCTTGGAACGATATAATCATTTTCAATCAAGTCAATGATGATTTGCGTAAATGTTCCTGTAATGGTAACGTCGATGGTCATGTTCTGGTTATCTTGAACGATGATCTTACCGCCGGGGAACAATTCCTTCCAAGTTGTCTGTAATGACTCTGCTTTACCGTCCCAATGATTCTTTAACACTTGGTTCTTTAAAAGTATTCTATAGGTTCTGTCATCCAATACAGGGCTTGAACCGTCTGTAGGGTCAAAAGTTACCTGTCTTGGAATGCCTAATATTACACCAAGAATATCCAATTGATTTCCTACGCAAGCATCAAAGGAAGTGAATGTATAACTCCCTGCCTTTGTAGTTAAAGCGTTGGGGACATAAGAGATGGCATCTTTATCAATAATCCTGAAGAATGAAAAATAAAATGATAAACTTTGAGCCATATCTTTAATGTCATCAACCATATCCATGAAGCTTCTGGCCCAAGCCAGCATCTTTGATGAATTTTGATACTGACTTGTAAAGAGCTTTATATAATCAGCAACAACCGGTCTATATGCATCAACCAAATCTTCTGATTGTTCAACAATCAAAGCTTCATGAATGGTCAAAGATGCATTGGCAAATTCAAAAAATCCGAACAGATTAGAAATGCCCACAACAATGGTACAAGTCCCAGTTGCTGTGCTGGTTAACAATCCAGGAGTCTCCGTGCTAAAATCAGCGATTGAAGGAGAACTTGATGTTGACCATAAAGCTTCATCGGTCAAATCGACAATCACTCCATTTTTATAAGTCGCCATTACATGATATTGTAATTCATCGCCCAGATAAATATTGGCAATGCTGGGAGTGATTTCAACAGACTCAATTCCTGTTAATTCAGAGAACCGATACCAGATCAAAGCAGTTCTGTCTTCGAAGTTTAAATTTGTACTATTCTTGTATTCAACGGACATTTTTACACCATCGTAATGTTAATGTCATCAACGTCACTGGTAAATACTTCATTATAATCCAAGGTTAAATCCGAAGTCCCAACAGGACTTGGAGATTCTCCTATCGCTATCGAATAAATTGAAAACGTCGGTTTTAAACTATCCACATTAACAGACATCGCCGCATAATTGATCGAAGAAATAGTTAAGGTATCGCCAATTCCTAAACTATTGATATACTTGGCAACCGCTGCTTTTATCAAAACATCCGTGCCGGACAAATATCCTGACAATTGATGGATTTCAAATTCTATATATACAGGAACATTGGTCGGACGATAAAATCTCACGGTGGTTACCGTTCCATATTCAGCATCGGTAATGTCCGTTTCAACATCGCCATTCATATAACAGCCAAGACCTCTGTTGTAATAAATGGCTTTTGCAATATCTAAAATCGTTCCACCTTCTACAACACAGGTAATAGAATGTGCTGGTGCTCCTTCAAAAGGAACTCCTGCATCTCCATAATGCGTTGAGTTTGTCGGGTTTTCATAAACCGCATATCTGGTAACATTATCTAGTGCGGCAATAGCTGCAATCGTCCCCGCAAGCATGGTTTGAGAAGGAAGAGCAACACTAATCGCTTGACGGGTTCTTAACTCTGCATCAGTTTCAGCATTTTGTCCGGGAGTAGCGGCAACTGCATTGGTAACTCCTGTCCATCCCGCCGTAGGAGTGGCAATAATATCAATATCTCCTATAAGTGCAGTAATAGCACCGGGAGTTTCACAAGTAGCCGAAACCGTCAATTCATAATATTCCCCAGCGGGAGAACCGGCAGCTTGAAGCGTAATCGGTGTAGGCAAATCCCACAGATTTCCAGACTTATCTTGAACCTTGCCATTGGTAATGGTAACAGCAGAAGTTCCTGTAAGGATCACATCACAAGTTGAATAGGTCGCTGCATTTCTTGTTATCCCATTTAACTGAACCAGACTTGAAAGACCGACACCAACTGCGGTAACGGGACTCATTTGGTTGTATGCATACTGAATTGCCTGCATGGTTTCATAAATCATCAAAGACTCGTTTGCCAATATCTGGTAATCGGGAGAGTCGTTTGCAAGATAAATATCGGGACCAAAGATGGCTTTAGTATCATTTATTCTTTTTTCAAGAATATCATTATATGTCGGTAAATGAAGTCCATCTTTATCCACATATGGAGCAAAGTATGCGCACATTCTACAACTCCTTTTAAGAACTTGTTAATTGGTCCTTATTTGTTATATACAACTCTCCGTAGATCGTATCAACCCTACAGGTAAAAGAGTATTCTCTTGTTTCCGCATCATATTCAGACTCAACTGAATTTATCGCCGTTACTGCATAACTCCCATTAGGCATTTTCAATCCTTGAATTCTGTCGGTAATGATTTTGTCAATGATTTTTTTATCTTTGATTCTTGCTCCTAAAATCTTCTGCCAAAGAGGAAGACCGTCTCTCAAGTCTTTCCACCACTCACCAAGAAACAAAAGAAGCCTTGTTTTAATAGATTGAGCTATTGCTTCCGGATTGCCGGAAACATCTTGAAGATAATCTCCAAGCCCTCTTCCAAAACAATAATCATGATTTTCATCCAGCCTTCTGCAAATCATTAAACGACTCCTCCAGTATTTCCTGATCCCGGTTGAACCCCGCTATGGACATGATTCAAAAAATTTTTGGCATCAATAGATGACAAACCACCGCCAGATAATACAACACCGCTTGTAGCTGCCAAGGTAATTGATGCGCCAGACACCTGAACAGTAGGAGAGTTAATAACCGTAACATCTGTTGCGTCTACAGTTACGCTTGTGGAATTTACATCAACCGTAGGAGCGTTTACTTCAACTTCACTGCCAGCGGTCACCGTAACCTTCATCGGAGTGACTATATTAATGTCATTGTCTCTGACTTCAACATAAGAGTCGTTGTTAAGATTTCTTAAAACTGCTGAATCGGTAGAATAGCTGTTAATCTTTCTAGGTTGACTCCAAGGACCAATTATAGCAAACCCATCGGATAAATCATGTCTGCGATAATCCAACTGATTGCTGACCTTTCCCGACTCCCACCAGCTATCAATACAATTGTCCCCGAAAACAACCAGACATTCATCACCAACCGTTACCGGCATGGTCAGAACAAAATTGCCAGCACGAGGCATGTAGATAGGAACATCTTGAAGGATGGGAATTTCAATATTTTCATAAGGCTTTCCTTCCAGACTGACCATTTCTCTGATGGCTAATTTTACAGTCACCGTTTGCTTGGTTGAATCAAAGCTCTGAACAATTCCAGGACAAGCTACACGAATACGGTTGCTTAACTTTTCAAGTTTTTGCTCAAGAACTTCGTTTTCATCGCCAAGCCTTACAGATAATGGAACATTTACTAAAGCCATAATTTACCCCTGTACATCTTTACTTGTTCTAAACTGCGCTGCCAAAGTTCCTTCCATTGATTGGTTACAACCGGTCACGGTTGTATACCATTCATTTCCCCTTGTGGCTCCAGTATGAATTACCCCGATTACTCTATAAATACCATCTTCATCTAATCTTGAAAAACCAGCCGTGTTATATTGAATAGCCATTTGTCGTATTATCTTATTGTCTATCTTCACTAGCATTGGTTCCGGTTTAAATACTCGTATTGTTGGATTCAATAGACAGGTAAATGTTATTCCATCTTGCGTTTGTTGAGGAGTACCAACTAATCCACCAGAGCCAGGAGAAAGAACAAGAGCTTGCTTTGTTAAATTGGCTGGTATTGGGTCTTGAGGACGATCAATAAAAACCTCTCTGTCAATTGTACTAATTGTCGTC